TACTAGCTCAAATATTATACTAGGTATATCACCTAAAACAGCTATATCTAATTCTGTAGGTGAACAAAAGAAAAACAAAAAGTTAATTATACCTAAGTATATAGCTGCTACATCAACTAAGTCCCTTGTTAAGCTGGATGTTGTTAACTGTAAAGCATGCCCTGGCTTTGGATTTACTTACGATCAAGGACTTAAAGCACCTACGATAAACCCCGCTTCTAAGCAACTAGAATTTAGATTTAATACCAACACAACAAACGATAGATTAGTATTTACGACAAAGTATGAATACCCTATAACAGCTATCAACTATAGCACAACAAGTGTGTACTTAACAGTCTTAAAGGATAGTTTTTATAAAGCGGGTGATAAGTTTAAATTTAAAGATTTAACGTTTAGTAGATACCAGCAACTTACAGGTAGTGTATATATTATTAGTAATGTTCTCAGTAATCCAAGGGTAGCGGGGATTGACACACTAACACTTGCTATAACAGGTCAATCGTTTCAATCTTACACTCCGGTACCACCAGCTTCATCATTAAACATAAGATTGTTTAGTCAATTACTCGGAATGGAGGATAATGATAGTAAGATTCTTGTTAATGGTATATATGGTTATTACTTAGATACACATAGCTTGAGAAGTGATATATTATCATATGCTAATCCTACTTATTACCCAGATATGCCGCCCATAACAATCCTTGGTGGTTCTACTTTAGAGGGTATGATAGATACTTCTATAACTAATCCAATTCATAAAACATATTATAATTGTGCTTATCTCAATCAAATTGTCGGTACGGGTAAGAAGACTCCTGTATTTAAAAACCAATTAACTAACGATACACGGTACGTATCAACACCGACATATCCTAATTATATTAGTAGCAATACACTTAGTGCAGCTGTTCTCAGTGTGTTTGATGGTAATAGGACAGACTATTATATAGATCTTAACTACTTTAACATTGGGGCTACTGGAGGTAGTGCATCTACAACACCGTACTATCCAGAAAAAGCTATTATAAGTAATTATAACAACTCTCTAGCTATATCGGATTACGCTATCACATCTCCTAAAGCATCAATTCGTTTCCTCTATACGCCAAATACATATGCACTTACAAACAGACACTATTCAGACTTTAGAATAGGTGTTGTAACTAAAAAACCAATGTTTAATAGCAGCGGTCAGCTAGGCATAGATGCTTATAGTAAGAACTTATCTGCACGTGAAGCAGGAGGTATTAAGAGATTTATAACGTTGAGTGATCGAATCTCAAGTATACGTAACGCGGAACTAATAGCTGACCCTCTTACGAGCTTTTTGTTTACTGAATTTACACCTTCCACTATTGCAGGAGCTACTGGCTTTTCGTATGGTGAGAGTACGTATGGGTATAGCCCGTATAATGTTACCTCTACAAATATACCCAATACGCTTAATCATAAGGATGGTGGTGTGTGTTCTAAAGTAGATATAAGCTTTACTAAGAATGTAATTTTGGAAGGATATACAGTTGTTTTATACGATGGTTTAATAGATCGCGGCGTAAATCCAGAGAATATTTCTCGAGAGCTTCACGGCAAAGATCCATCATATAACCCATATCGCGTATTTTTAGTATCCCCTGATCCACGGTTCGGTAATATTACAAATATAGGCCACGGTATGTTTTCAATACCTAAGGAGCAACCTAATTTTGACTTAGATAATCTCAACACTCTTAAAAATCGTATTCTTCCTGGCCAGGGGTGTAATGGTTTTATGAGAAACGGTGCGAGAGGATCATACGTACGAGATAATATTACATACTATTATGCAGAGGTAAATATCTGGTTTACCTACTGGTCTAATAGAGGATCAAATTTAGGTACATTTACTATTAAATGTCATCTACTAACACTAACATATAGTGGAGCTACAACTACTTCATCTTCGAAAATGTATCCGTGTTGGAATGGGCTCGGTGATTTAACTGGTAGCGAGCGAGATACAGTTGCCAACATATATAATTATGAAACAGATCCATTTCCAATATATCCTGCAGTTCAGCTACTAGATGGTGCGTGTATAAATTCTATATCAATTCAAGAAACTAACGATACAGTGAGTACTACTGCATCTCTACACTGGCTAACAGCTGGCAATATATTAGTGGACAACGTTGGAGGTCTTGCAGGTACTAATAATCCGATAGATTTACTAGCTTCAATACCTGAGACCTTTAACTCGCAAAAGAGATTAGAAGCAGCTCAGTATGATGTAAATACCAATCGTAGTATAAGAAGAAGCATACTTACAAGTGAGTTAGCATCTACAATGGCTTCCTTTTATATAGGAGCTAGTTCAACTAAAACAATTAATCTAGATAAGATATTTAACGTAGATAGAAATGTTATTACGCAGGATGCTATAGGCTCGAATGCAGTCTTCTTTACTGCTAAAAACATAAATACAGGTGGTAGTACTGTTAGTGATAATACAGTTCAAATAACTCTTAATGTAGCAGAACAATAATATGGCTCTCTTTGGCAATCCTATAGTCTATGGACTTACGCAAGAAAATAACCTTGAAGATGTAGTTGATGCATTTAGTGCGTTAAATAACATAACTTTGAATCCGTACGATTTAGGTTATTTTGCAGGTATAGCTAGGAGCTTTAGTAGTAGTACAGTTCATATATTAAATAATACAAATGAAAATTTTAAGGTTACATATAATAGATTGAAGTCAGATGCTACTAGGCACCAGGATGTACTAAATTCGGGGATGAATATCGCAGATATTAACGGTAATCTAACTGTATACGGCCCGGTAGCTGCTAAATCTATAAAATATTACGATTTAGATAGGCTTGATAGTAATAACGGCTTTATTATACAAGAAGCATCTACGAGTAGCGCTTCCATCTGGTCAACGTTGTTAACTACTATACAATATTATGGAGGCGATTTTATCATAACACAAGGTACGAGTATTAGTGCTAAGGGATTACAATATAGTAATACTGTTAAGAGAGTTGCTTTTCCGCGGTCTGATGTTGCTACCCATACATTAGAAATATCTGCAAATGGTAGAAGATTTTTACTTTATTTAACTAAGGATATACCATATACCTTACCACCTATAGGTACCTCACCATCCATACAAAATATAAATATAAGGGTCGGTATAATATCCGCTGCTATACCTTTAAGTTATATTATAAATGAAGTACCAAACGACGGAGTAACACAGATACGTGTTTCTGATAGAGATTTTATTACAAACTCTTACGATACTAAATATATTACATATAATGCAAATTTCACCAACATAAATATTGAGCTATATACATCACCTGATAATTTTAGCATTTTAGAAATACCTGGATTAAAATTATCTAAGCTACCTTTAATTATACTTAAAAATCTCGAAACATTGAATATTGGTAGTAATAATTTTACTACTATACCCAACCTCAGCACTCTAACACCAAATGTTTCGACTCTAACACTAGACAACCAAGGCGGTGGATTCACTGGTAATGTGGATAATGCGTTTATTAAAAATTTACCACCTAAGCTGACGTATCTTTCTATGGGTAATGGTGCTTTTAATGCTACTACTATACACAGATTTCAACCTTATAATATATTGTCAGCGTTCCCGTTAGAAACACTTAAGTTAGGAGGTGGTAGATTTAGCGATACGTGTCCTTCAGTTTCGCTGTCGTGTACTAGTTATGATGTGCAATCAAATAATTTCTCTGCTCTACCCGTAGATGGACTATTCAGACTTGCAGCGAATAATAACATAACTGATCTTAATTTTAGCGGAAATACTTCACTAGCATTATCACCAACAACAAGCGCTACCTATATGTCTGGTGCTTATTATTCTACTAGACTAGCAACATTTAATATACTTAATACCAAACTACCTATACCTGACCTCAGTAATAAAACATCGCTAAAAACATTCTCTATGAATGGTGGAAATCTCAATAGTAGTATAATTATGCCTGCATCTGCATTTTCACTTACTAATAGCGATGGTGGGTATAAATTTAACGATTGTACAGCGTTAACAGATATTACGTTTACAAATATGGCCTCTAACTTCGCTGGCATACTACCTAATATTACCGGTGGTGTCAAAAATATTAATTTTGATAATGCAAACTTTACAAGTGCACAGTCAAGTGTACAGGTAGATGGTAGCACTAATATTTACGGATTATACAAAAATACTTTAAACGGTTGTAGCCAGACCTTAGAATCATTTACTTATACTTCAACACACAATCCAGGTTATGCATTAACAGTCGAGAGCGAATTATTTGATGGGTTTCCAAAACTAAAAACACTTAAGCTTAGAACACGTAATCTTTCTGGTGAATCACCTCTTATAAAAGGTTGCACAAAACTCCAAACCATCGATATAGGTAATAATAATCAAGCTGTTGGAGGCTTTAATCAACTTAGTACTTTAGATAATATCAGTAAAGATACATTACAATCTATTGACATGAGTTATAATGCTTTAAGTGGTACACTGGATATATTTAAACATTTTGGAGGAAAATATTTACTGTTGACAACTCTAAATTTTAATCATAACTACTTTGATACTCTTATAATTGATAGTAAAGTTAGTAACCTCAAAAAAATTGATTTTAGCTTTAATAAGCTAAAAGATATTCCTGATTTTAGTACAACTAAAGTAATTAAAGACATTAACTTAAGCAACAATAATATTTCCGGCTACCCGTTAAGTGCGTTTAGGGAAATTACATTTGCTCAAGATCAAAGGGTTACTATAAATCTTAGTAATAATAAATTGAGCGCTGCAGCTGTATCAGATATTATTAAAGATTTATATACTGCGACAAAGAATATATCAACTATAGCACAATTTACGCTTAATCTACAAAATCAGCAGTTACCACTTAACCCGATAAATGTTACAACCGAGTATAGTCTACTTACGGCCTTTAATAATGTTGACATTATATTTTAAATAAAGAAAAACTATGAGTAAGATTGGTTTATCAAGATTGAATAATTTAAATGAAATAAGTAATGGAGGACAGGCACTTAATAACCTGTTTGCTCAAGTGCCATTGTCGAGATCATCATATATGAGCAGGGTTACAATTAGTGATATAAATGTATTTAATAATAATTTAAGCGCTACAACTACCTTTACATATATACCAGCTAACATTGCATTTCAAGCCAACTCATCAGATTTATACACTAGCGTAGGAGGAATTCTTAATGCATTAGCGGTAAACAATATATCATATTCAAATCTTAATTTTAATATAACTAAAGGCGACGGTATTTCAGCAGACAATATATACTTTAAATCAGAATATACTATAGGTAGTATAGTTCCTCGCACTTTTAAGGGTAAAGTATACTATGAGCTTGGTTTTATTGATAATAAAAAGCTTGAGAAAGTGGTGCCTAGAAATACATCCATAACCTTTATTAAGCGTAATAATCAAGCTACCATACAAAATAATCTATTTATCTTAGATAAATCAACTACATCAAGCTTTACACAGGGTGATCAGGTGGATTCTATATACTACACATTTGATGGTACAAGAACTCCCTTACTTAGTTCTGATATATATAATTATTATGTTATCGATTATCAGTTAAATAGTAATAATCAAATATGCTTTGGACTTTCAACTAGATTATCAGGATCACGTGTAAGTTTATCAGGTATAAATGCATTATCAGCAGTAAGCTTTGTACGTAATACAGCTATTACCCAGCGTAATTTTTTAAATACTACAGAGCCAACACGCAACGACTCCAGTTACCTATATCCATATGATGTTAGCAATCTTAATAGTGCTATAGCTGATTTAGAAAATAATGCAGCATATATTAAAGGTATATTACCAAAGAAATTAATAAGTACATCGGATAATTTTACTACAGAAGATATACACATTAAAGGCGTCCTTAAAATAGATGATCCTAATCTTATTAATAAAAATATAATAAGTGATGACCCGTACTCACCGTCTATCTATATATTAGATAAGACTAATAATTTTAATGCAAAACAACGTGTTTTTTCTACTTCTGAAGCTGCCTGGCAATCAACTGATAACGGTTTAAGTGCAACAAAAGATCTGGATATAAGTAGTTTAGTTTTTGAGAACGGTATATCTATTAATAGAGTAACGATAAATACTATAACTTTAGCGCTACCAATCACCGGTGCAAATATTAAAATCCCTATTACAATTATCAACAGCGATAATACTACAACAGAGTATTACGCGTTTGCATCTGAGTAACTAACTTATTATCTCTTTTGCAAAAAGGTAGAATATGGAATTATTTAACCCTGTAATTGGTATAGTATGAGTATAACTTAGAGTTGCAGGATTTTCAGCTATTGAACCGATATTGGTATCATATACACTCGTCTTATATTGCAATTTATTAAATCGAACACTATTATTCGGGAATATTAAATTACCGTCGGGAGCTACTGGCGTTCTAATACCGGTTAAAGGACCTGTGGTTACTTGTACAAAAGGAAAAATACTGTCACCTGGTATAAAACACGATTGCCTTGAGTTATTTAACCCATCACGCGCGTTATATAGTGGTGTAGATAGACCGAATAGTATTGTAGTAGTACCGGATTTCTGGGCAAGTTTTAACGATTGAGATATCGTAACAGAGCTAAACGTTGCAGAGGTTACGTGTGTATTAAAAGGTAAATTTGAATCACCTGTACCTATATTAACCTCAAACACAGAGAGAGCTGTATTAGTAGATACAAGATTTAGAGGAGATAGCTTATTACCTGTATAGTCGAGTATGTCACCACTTATTGCTAAAGTATTTGTATTAACTGCAGCTGAGAGACTTAACTTACCAGAAGCGATTATAGGTACTGTTCCTCCAGAGCAATACCCTCGTAAAGATAAGTTATTACTAAGCCCACTCTTATAGTAGAATAATACAAACCCTGGGTTATAGAATCCAGCTTGACCAAGCATAGCTCCATTCCAGTTAAAACTCTTTTTTAAGCTGAAAGTATTGTTAGGTAATATACTTGAGATCTGCGTATAATTAACTAAATTTGAGAACATTCCGTCATTATAGCTGTTACCTGATAGATTATCCACCGTCACAACTACATCTCCAGGCTTATAGCCTCTCTCATCACCGTAAAAGGTAGAGAGAAGTGTGATAGATGAAGTAGTAGTATTAAGAGTATAACCTTGTGAATATCCTTTAAGGCCTCGTGTATTAATAAAAAATAGTTGATCGTTGTTCGAGCTAGATATTACATTATTTGTTAATAGAATAGTATTATCATTAATAACAGCTTTTACATATGTTAGAGGTGGTATTCTACCCTGCTTGCTTAATACAAGATTACCAACATATACACCACTATAGTAGCCTTGAATAATTTCAACTTCTGTTGGCGGCCCAAAGCCAGCATTTAAACTAGTAGCATAAATCTCATTTGAGGAGACTATATTTGTACCCTCAACTAAGGTTACATTACCGCCGGTAAAGACGCCAGCCCACGCGAGGCAATAATAGATACTACTAGGCGGCTTATAATCTAAATACAAATTTCCTGTCGTAACAAGTGAGTGGTAACTACTTGATAACAACCCTCCTACAGAATTATTGTCACCACTCAAACCTGCAGTAAAGTTATTAGTACCACCTACTAATACTTTTTCTTTAAAATAATTATTTATCTTACCAACCTGCTTACTCAAATAATCTGCACTATACAGGTTGTAGAGTGGTAATCCTCCTGAGTTTAATAATATTTTGAAGCTATGCTGGTAATTATTAGAAACTTGATTTGGACTACGTAGGAAATAAATTGATATTTTGTAGTATGTATATTGCTGTAACGCTGCTGTAGTAGTAAATGAAAGACTCGTTGTTGTGGTATTATGGTAAACAGGTGCACACACTGGTATATTATCAAGATCCGTCATTTTAATATATACGGATCCTGTTGTTTCAGGATAAGAACTATTAGTAGCAACAATTGTAAAGGTCTGTGCACTAGTTTGGACGGGCTTGAAAAAACCTGTATATCTAATAACACCTGCTGTTTCAGAAAGATTCACATTCATTGGTATATTGTAACCATAGTCAAACTTCCCATTTTCCCAAAATACTTCACTATAGGCAGGCGCTTTATTTTCAAAACTAGTTAAACTAAATGTAGCGGGTGTAGTATTATTACTGTTACCGTATATACTTGTCCAGTTAAAATAATCCGTCGTTAAGCCACCACCTCCGTAAAAATCAGGCTCACCACATATTAGCTTTACTATATCTAACCTATTCTTAACGGTTAGTAGCGGCTGTAAAGTACTGCCAGTAGAATCTGTAGGTATACTATAATTTGCAAAAAAGTTACTATCTAGTTGCTGTATAAGAAAGCCAGCCCCAGGATTAGATTTCAAGGATATATCATCGATAACACTCTTAATATCCGCTGGGGTATATGTCTCTTGTATTTTTGATAATAAATTTGCTAAAGCCTTAGTAGGATTAGAAAGATCGGATAAGCTGTTATCTCGAAGAAGTCCGTATTTATTATATTTACCCATTTCAAATATATTTAATAGTAGGTTCCGTATATATCAGTATTATTAGCACTCATATTAAAGACCTCTGTTTGCGATACCTTATCTACATCATAACTTAGAGGTATTAATCCTACATTACTAAATGTATTTACAATAGTTGGTATAGGTAGAAATTCACCACTGATCGCATACCAACCACTCACATTACCTATATCAAGATTTGCATAAGTCACATCATCACGCTCCCAATCATTTAACCCCCAAGCATAATAATAAGGAAATGGGTTAAAGGCCATATACTGAATAGTATTGCTATTAGGTCCATTAAATGTAGTATTACCGCCTGAAAGTCTCGTATATAACCCATTACTTGTCGCCTCACCAGCGTTAGAGATCAAAATCGAATTAATATAGACACCTTTATAGTTAGGGCTATCATCTGATATTTGCGCGTTAGCACGCTCACCAGATAATCCGCGTTCAAATGAATATTCATAACGCTTAGCCTTTATACGGTAGATATAATGTCCCTGCATTGGGTTGAGTGATGCTACATCTTGATCTACACGCTCTGTTATCTCAAACCACTTCGGTCCGCGGCCACCTGGTCTATCACAACCAAGTGACGTTAGTTCAATAATATCACCTGACTTAGGCTCAATTAACTGACTAAGCAAACTATAGTCGAGGGCTGCACCCATTACAGATGTAAAGGTTTCTATGTGTAAAAAGCCTGTAAGTTCATCATCTGATGCAAAACCAAATTTAGATAGATTAATAGCACTTTCTGTTAATTCAACATACATCTGTAATTCATATGGCCCAGCAAATCGAGATGTTGGTTGTTCACCGTATATTAAATCAGCTGACAACATGTTAAATGTATTAACATAAAAGTTAATAGGTATCCCGAAATTGTTAATTAAGTCGCGGTAAGCTGCATCATATATAATCTGCTCTGCTTGAAAATTAACGGGGTTAGCAAACTGACCACAAATACCTTGAGGCGCTAACGCTATAAAAGTATTCGCTGGCGTGCAGCTTAATCGTGTAGTATTACAGGCCATTTGGTTGTACCTTCTTTTTATTTCTTAGTTTGCCAAACTGTCTGCTTTCCTCATCTTCAAACATTTCTATCTCAACATCAGAATTACCTATTGTCTTAAGACCCACTTCAAATACCATATTATAAAGATTTAATATGTTATTAAGATTTGCCCCTGTGACCTGTATATTATCTGCTTTACCCTGACATATACTATTTATAATCGGATGCTTATGGTTATACTCTATAGGTACAGTGTTGATGTGCTTACGTCCGTGGGGATTATTCCAATCTTTACCGTTATTACCATGCTTCATCTTTGATATTCCAAAAAATAAAGATTTGTCTTTATCTTTTACATATTCGAGTAAGTACTCCCTAAACGTTACCATGTTAATATTTATACAAAAAAAGCCCTGTAGTGGTAAACTACAGGGCTTTTCTAATTATTATTGTTTGATTATTGTTCGAATAAGGACTTACCAGTCTTGAGCTTGCTGACCTTATTACTTTTACCTATATTGGGTTGCTTAGCACCGTGTAATGCGTGACCATGATCACCGTCATTACCTACTTTATCAGTATATGCTGAATTAGCTCCGCCAGATTGTGTTTTAAGATTACCGACTTTGTTATTTTTGCCGTAGTTGACTTCAGTCGAAAGATTCTTAGCACCGCCAAGCTCTTCTTCGTCTTCGTCCCAGAAGCCTTCTTCATCTTCATCACCCATTTCACCCATGTCTTCTGTATCGCTAAACTCATCGTCGCCCATCATATCCTCTTCAGAATCAGGTCCCATAGCAGAATTAAGAACATCAAGAAGTTTTTCAGCTGTAGCGCGATCAAGTGTAAAGGTTACTTCACCTTCATCACCAAACTCATCACCTTCACCCTCAATGCCGAGAGCATCAAGTTCTTGGGAATCATCCATTTCACCGCTTTCAGGGCCACTAGGAGCGCCACCAGGTTGCATAACGTTTTCGTAAAGTTTATCAAAAATCGATTTTCTTCTCATAAAGTTATTTAGTCTCTCCTTAGCGATTTTTCCACTTTCTTTTACTAGTTCTCCGTCGTCTTTTGTAGCTACCGCTTTAGATTTACTATGGTTAATCTTCTTACGCATGGCTTTTTTAGGTGCCTTCTTAGTTTCTTCGTCTTCATCGTATGAAAGATCGTCAATTTTATAAAGATTATCACTAAGATCTTTTTTAGACATTGTCTTCTTATCGATCTTAGCAGGCATATAACCAGCCGTTGTCTGTGGTCCTCCTTTAACCAAAGGTGCTTCGCCGATTTCGCCTGCTTTAGGTCCGATCTTGCCTTCTGAAACAAGCTTGTGTTTAATACCGTTTAACATACTACCGTATAAATTTCCGATAGATGTGAAGTCATTCTTTGGTTTTGCCATATATATATTTATATAAAGATGACTAAAGATACAAATAAAACAAAATACTATCTCGGAAATCCAAATTTACCTGCTGCTGAGGCGCAGATTGCTTACGAGCCATGGATGTTAAAGGATATGGCAAAGAGTAAGCAAAACTTACTTCACTTTGCAGAGAACTTTTTTTATATTATAAATCCTGAAAAAGGTAAAAAGCAGGTTATTAAGCTCTTTCCTTATCAAAAGCAAATTTTAAGGACGCTGAGAGATAATAATAAAGTAATATTATTAGCTAGTCGACAATGTGGCAAGACGACTCTGCTAACTATCTATGCACTATGGGTTGCGTGTTTTAATGACTATCAAAATATAGTGATTGTTGCTAACAAGGAAGCTACTGCTATTGAAGTTTTTAGACGTATAAAGCTAGCATATGAAGAGCTACCTGAGTGGCTTAAACCCGGTGTCATATCGTTTGCTACTACAGCTTGCGAATTTGATAATGGTTCTCGAATATCTATCTCTACTACTACAGGATCAGCTGCGCGGGGTATGACAATCACGACTCTTTTGCTTGACGAATTAGCCTTCATCGAGCCCGCTTCAATCTTAGATGATTTTTGGCGGTCCGTATATCCAACAATATCGCGATCATCAACCGCAAAAGTTCTGATTGCTTCCACGCCAAACGGTACTGGTAACTTATTCTATAAGCTGTTTGATGGAGCAGAAAAGGGTGAAAATGGATTTGTATACGAGCGGGTCAGGTGGTATGATATACCTGGTCGGGATGAAACCTGGAAGCAAAATGAAATAAAATCTATGGGATCGATAGAATCGTTTTTACAAGAATATGAAACAGTATTCCTTGAATCAGGCGAATCTTCTATTGATAGTGAGCTTTTTGCGCAAATGCAATTACTGTGTATAGAGCCTAAGATTATACTAGATGACGGTAACTATAAAATTTGGAATGAACCTGATCCGTCAAGAGTATATGTAGCAGGTGTCGATGTATCTGAGGGAGTGGGTGCGGATGCTTCTGTTATACAAATACTAGATATTACAGATATAAAAGATATTAAGCAAGTTGCTGTATATCACAATAGAAATATACCACCTCTAGAGTTTGCTAATAAAGTGCATACTATACTGTTAAACTGGGGTTCACCATTGGCTCTTATCGAACGTAATAACTGCGGAGCACAAGTTGTTGATAGACTTGCATTCGATGTAGGTTACGAAAAAGTTGTATCGTATGGAGCTAAAGCCGCTCTAAGAAATAGGCCACAAATGGGTATGATAGCTCATACTAACACCAAATATAAAGGTGTTATGAATATGCGGTATTTTGTTAACGAGGTACGATCTGTTACTATACAAGATCTTAATACACTTAAAGAAATGCGTGACTTTGTAAGGCATTCTAACGGCACATGGAAAGCAAAAAGCGGCTATCATGACGATAGAGTTATGTCATTTATGTATGCGCTGTACATCTTAGAGAAGGAAATAACAGAGCGATACTTTGATATACTTGAATTAGATGATCACGGTAAGCCAATGTCTATTGAACCTATGGATTTTGGTGTTGCTACATTCGAGAACGCTACATCTATATATAACGATTTTGAAGTGGTAGGCTTAAATAATCCATACATGACGCCAATTGTTTTTGGTATGGGATACTCAGAGCAACTCTCAGAAATGGAAACACTAGCAGCAGAAGGATGGAAACCATATGGCCACTAATTTATATCAGCAATCAGTTCTTAATAAATCACGTGTTGATAAGTTTAAGCTTGTCTTTCAACTACCTAACTCGTTAAAAAAGATTAATAGGCATCAAGATAGAAAAAACGCTACCGTGATGCAAGACTCACTACAGTTTTCTATTTACGGTACTGTAGTGCCAGCAATAACGGTACCTGCACTTGAGATACGATATTCTGGTAGTACACTGTATAATTCAACACACAGTAAAAGTCCATATCCACCTGTAACAATTAATTTTACAATTGATAATGAGTATAATAATTACTGGGTAATATATAAGTGGCTCGATCTACTACATAATGAGTATACAGGTTTATTTGATGCTGATAATCTAATTGATGATGATGTATTTAAAGACTATCAAACTGACTTAACAGTATATGGTCTTGATGAATATAATAACGAAAAAATAAGATTTACATACACAAAAGCCTTCCCCACTGAAATAGGAGGTATTAACTTTAGTTATAGGGAGGCTGGTGAGATTGAATCGTCCTTTACTTTCGTATACTCACAGATGCATACTATGCTTTTAAACTAAAAGTTCCCCCTCAAATGTATAAATAATTGTATGGCTAGACGTACAATTAATTCACCCGGTGTTGAAATAGGAGAAGTTGATCTTTCTCTTAGAGTACCTACACCCGCAGGCACAACAGTATATGTTACAGGTTACACAGATCAAGGTCCGATAGATGAGGTTTTAGCGGTATCAAGCTTAAGTGAATTTGAGCAAATTTACGGTACACCAAAAACTCCAGCGGAGAGATACTTTTATCAAACTGTAAAAGCAACATTCAATTCTACTGCATCCTTACTCGTAAATAGATTACCTTACGGTCCTGGTACTGGCGAAGGTTTTGGCAGTGCTATTTCGCTTCTTGCTTATCCAGCACAAGTTATCTCTAACCACGCTACTACAACGATGATAAGTGGTGTCAGTGTCGCGTTAAACTTCGCCCCTGAAGTTCGCGCAGCGGCACTTTCCGGTGCTGCTTTTGATATCCCTCTCTCCAATGGACGTATCGTAACAATCAACTTTGCTATTGATGGTGTAGCTCCAGCTCGTGGATTGAACAACACAAGTACTGCAGCGCTAAATACTTGGACGATACCTATCGTATCAGATCCCCAATCGACAATAACGCTTATCAGGGAAAAAATCGCATCACAGATAAACCTTTCTGCAGGTGTGACGCTTGCTACTAGTTTAACTTCAGGTATTAATTTTATTCTTTCTGCACAGCAAAACAGAACATTTGTAGCTGCTGTGTCGACTTCTGTTGTAGCAGGTTTAGATGATCCAGGTGATATCTTTACAAGTACTGTTATTAGTACGATCAGTTCAACAGGCGGTCTTTCTAATACCATGAATGTTAGTGCTGGTACTTATTTACTAGGCAAACCTACTCAGTTTAACATTACTCAACAAGATTATCAAAATCTTTTAAATGGTACTCTTTTTAGTTGGAGCGATTTAACAAGTACAAGCTTTTCCTCAATATCTGCTCTTTCAAGCGCAGCTGTTATCGTTGTAAACAAAGGACAAACAATTGTTGATGGTAAGTATCAAGGTTATTACTTAGGCTTAGCAGACAATACAAATATTAACCCTGCTACTGACTATGACGCTATACGCACTGCTTACACAACAGCAATGGCTGCACCTACTACAGGTCTAACTGCATATGTTGGAATGCCTAAAGCAAGATTTGATTTCTCACTTACAGCTACAGCGGCGTTCGGTACTAACCCGGCTACAGGTTCTATCTCGCAAATAATGGAAGAGAAGATTACAGATTACGATACATCTACTACCGACTTTGCTGATACCCTTAATGTTGGTGTATTTAAACTCAGACAGTCGGTATTTGCAAATGATGCAACTACACTAAGCTACCTTCTTGAAGAGGGATATAACGGCTCTATCGGCTATTATAGGCAAATTAATAATTCTGCTGGAGGTGCTCCGATTAACTTCTTCTTAGAAAACGTTGAAAATAATTCAAGAAATATTAACATTCTTGTTAACCCATACATGTCAGATTATTTTGGTGGTATTAGACTTGACAATAATGGTAAACCTCTTAAGAAAGTAAGAATTATTTCAAAGCAACTTGAAAATGCCTTAGGTTCGACTTCACTTAGTGGTTATACTGACGCAGGTTGTACGCTAACTCAATTACAAAATGCTGCTGCTGCAATTGACTATGCTGATGCTCTATTCCCACTTGGTGCTTACGGTGAAGTAAAAGTTATTGATAAACAAGTAGGAAATATTCCTTCTAAAATTACACGTGCTCTCGATCGTATTAAAAACGATGAAGTATACAATGTTGATATTATTGCGGAAGCTGGTCTCGGTACAATCTGGACAACCGTTTGTGCTACTGGACTATCTTACTTCGACGATACTAAGACAGCTCCAGCAATTGAATCCCTTAGAACACCGAATGATCTAGGTGCCGCTACCCAAGCAAGAGATTACTACAGTACAGTATTTAGCTTATTCAATGTATTCTGCGGACCTATTAAAGATGGTGGTCGTGGCGATGTGCTATTCGTTGCTGATCCTCTTAGACAAATCTTCATAACAGGTAAAGATTCAAAGATCATTAATATACCAGGCAAGAATTTCTCAACAGATATTTATTGGGCATTAAGACATCAATTTGAAAATGCTAACACCTCGTATGCTACTACATATGCAAACTACTTTAAGGTATATGATAACTATAGCGGACTCTATATGTATGCTCCTCCTTCTGGCTTTGTTGCTGCTAAAATGGCATCGACTGACTCTGATGTTGGTCCGTGGGTAGCGCCTGCTGGCTTTAACCGTGGTATGGTTAACGCTGCAATGGATATTGCTTTTGCTCCTAACCAAAGACAACGTGACGAGCTGTATAAGATTAATCTTAACCCAATTACACGTTTCCCAGATCAAGGTATCGTAGTATTCGGTCAAAAGACACTACTTCGCAAGCCAAGCGCGTTCGATAGAGTTAACGTTCGTAGAAGCTTTCTATATCTTGAGAAGGCTACTAAGTCAGTAATGAAGTTCTTCCTATTCGAGAATAACACACTATTCACAAGAACACGTGTTGTTAATACACTTAAGCCATTCTTTGAAAGAGTTAAACAATCTGAAGGTCTTTATGATTACCTTATCGTTTGCGATCAACGCAACAATACTAGTACAGTTATCGATAATAATGAACTTGTTGTGGATATCTACTTGAAGCCTGTTAAGTCTGCAGAATTTATTCTTGTTAACTTCTATGCGACTCGTACTGATACTAACTTCCAGGAGCTAGCAGGAGGTTAATCAATATTATATTAAAAGTCGGCTGAGTCTCAGCCGACTTTTTTTGTCTTTCTATATCAAGTTACATAAATAATAGTATGTCCGGTGTAAATCAAAATATCCAAAACTTCTATAGAACAGCAGCTGATAGAGACTTTTCTAGAGACTTTCTCTTTAGAGTAACAGAGCTTAGCATAGCCGGTGTACCACCTATGGGCGAAGGTCAGTTAATTTATGCTAAAACAGCAAACCTTCCAGGTAGAAATATTGGTAACGTAGCCGTGCCGTATATGGGTCTAAATATTAACGTTCCTGGTAGTGTTACTTATCCTAGTTCTGAAGCTTATTCTATCACTTTCTACCTTGATGCTGATAGTGACTTACGTAGCTATTTTGAAGGCGCTTCGCGAGCATTATTTGACGATCAAACGTCAACAGGTGGTTACGGTACACCAGATGAGAATTACTACATCTCTCTTGCGCAACTAGATAAAGGCCTCAATCCAATTAGTAATTATAAGCTTGTTGGAGCTTCACTAAGAGCGGTTAATGATATTAGTTATTCAATCGCTGCTGGTACAGGTCAAACTGTTGAAGTAACAGCGACGTTTGCATACCACTACTACATTAATCCGCCTATAGCTCAATAATACATTGTGATAGGACCTGTTCCATTACGTATATACCTTCAAAGCGAGTGGTCTAATGATATACCGCTAAAGTTTTTATGGACTATATCTTTCTTTCCACGTGGAGCTGCTGCATCAGAGCAAGCAGCTAATAGTATTGATGACATAGGTAAGAATATAACCAATATTCTAGCTAAGTATGAGGGACCTGATAAGTGGCCGGTGATCACTAATGTATATCAGAATCAGTCAGACGATAGTGGAAATTTTGGGTATATGTTTGCAAGTTCTGTGGCTTTCCCTACTGATGCTTTTAATATCAACAATTCGTACACATCAGGTGCAGGGGGATTTTTACCTAGTTATATAGGCGGTGAAAGAAATGGTTATGGTGGTTCAAACGGGCTAAATATTACCTTTATTGAGACTAACGTAGATATAATCGATAACTTTATAAGGCCGTGGATCATAGCTGCATCTCATAAGGGTCTTATTGAAGATAATAAAGAAGATATTAAGTGTAATATAATGGTAAATTTTTATACACGTGATAGAGAGCAATATCTTTATGGTGTATTAGGACCTTATACTACTCTTAATTTCGAGCGTAGAAAGAGTTTTATTTTTGAGAATGCTATTCCCTATCAAGTAAACGGTGATCAAATAAGCTACAGTGATCTTAGTATAGGTGATGTCACTAAGACAGTAAGTTTTGCATTTAGCAATTACTATACTATACCTGTGTTATGAGTAGTGCGTTTAAGGTAAAGGTAGGTATACCAAGCGGTAAGCATATTAGATTAGCCGAGCTTAAAAATAGAGTTTATCAAACTATTCTTAAGTACTGTGAAAACTCTGATCTAGAAGGGTTAAATGATTTTTTTGAATTGTTACTCGATGATGAATATAAATCATTAGATATTATAGATAAATTTTATGCATTACTTACTTTGCGGATGGTATTTATAGAGCCTGATCTCGCCTTTACAGATGATTCTGGTAATATAATAAAGTTTAGTATATCTAATATTTTAGAAAAAATAGATCACTTTCAAAACGATTTCGAAAGGGTAATTAGTATTCAAAATTTTACTGTTGAGCTGGGCTTACCAAATCTCATTTACTTTAGAGATATTAATGATATATATCTAAGTACTATTAAAGTAATTAAACTAAACAATAACACTCTCGATTTTAATAACCTATCACTTGATCAAAAAGAAGAAGTATTGTCTTTCATACCCAACGCACTATTTTCACATATAAGTAACTATATATCACAAATATCAAAACAGTTACAATCCTTTGTATTAGTTGAGCAAAATACAACCTTTAAGATTAGCGAGATTAATACGGATATTATATCGAACGAGTTTATGGGGTTTATCTTAGCTATATTTAATACAGGGTTAAAAAGCTTTTTTGATACGATGTATATTTTCACAGCAAAGCTTAATATCGATGGAAACACATTTCTAGACCTCACCCCTCTGGATTCAAGAGTGTTAATGAATATATACAACAAAGATATTGACGATCAAAACAAAGCATTGCAAAATAAAACTCGTGAGTAAATACACATATGAGTGATATTAAATCCTTTCTTGATGAATTAAAGCAGCTTAACGAAAAGGACTGTTTTGATGTATTTGTAACATCTATTGGTAAAAAGGTACCGTTTAAAGCTCTATCAGTAAAGCAACACAAAGATATTGTAAGATCTCTTCTAGGTGGTGTTGAGGGTACAGTGCTTGTTACAAAGATCTTTAATGATATTATACTCGAAAATTCAACTCAATTTAGTGACTTTAAGTTATACGATCGCAATAAGATTCTTGTTGAGTTGAGAAAGCAGAGTATAAGTGATAAGGTAACAATAGATGATAAGGATTATTTACTATCTGAATTACCTGAGTATAAGGCTGACTTTAAGGTAAGTGCAGAGTTTAGTTATAAGGGTATAGACGTCAAATTAACTATACCGTCTTTAGAGCTTGACTCTAAGATAACAGAGAAAAGTGTAATAGAGATTTCTAAGTTTACATCTGATGAGAAGAAGGTAGGTAATTCTATTAACATATTGCTTGCTTATGAAATAATGAAGTTTATTGAAACGATTCAAATCGATGATACTCTAATTACCTTTAGTGAGTTAGGTACCTATGATAAAAAGAACATTATTGAGAACTTACCTCTTAAGCTTAATAACGACATATTAGAATTTATTACCGCATATAAGGAGTACGAGCAAGATTTATTCACCTACAGTGATGGGGCTAAGTTAAATATTGACGGTAGCTTCCTAACTAGTGAATAAATAACTATATAATGCCTACTGACATTAAAAACTCGATTGGCGATTTAGTTAGTATATTTACATCTTTACGTAAAATAAAGGATGAGCCTAGAGGTGTATCTTCTCACTCATCTGTTATTAAAGATAATGAAGATAAAGAAGATAAAGTTAAACCAAGTTTAGAGAGTACTGAAATAACTAGATTCAAAAATATTGCAGATGTTCTCGGCAAAGTCTGGAAACTAGGTGATTATGCTCCAAAGCCTGAAGCAGGTAAGCTAGGTGATCTAACCCCTGATAAGCAAAGAGGGTTAGGAGCCATCAAAGATAAGATTGTACCTATTCAAAAGCAAGAAAAAGAAAACGATTTAATGGGTATGCTCGACGAGCTTCTAGGAGCTCTAGGTCTTGGTGATATTAAGACACTATTAAATAAAGCACTTGCGGCTGTTAAGGATAAGCTAGGTGCGTTTTTTAATGGTATAGGTAGTAAATTGTGGGCTGCTATAAAATGGATTCCTCAAAAGCTATTGTCTGCGATGAAGTGGGCTGGTAGCAAGATTTTAGCTGGTATTAAGTGGTTAGGTAGTAAGCTCTTTAACTGGGCTGGTAAGCTAGTAGATAAAATTAAAGGCTCTAAATTTTACACAGGCTTTATGGAGAAAGTCGCAACTGTTAAAAATGGTTTAAAGTCCGTGTGGGATAATATTATCACGTCAATTAAAGGATTTGTTGATGATATTATAGGTGGCATTTTAAAAGTAAAAGACGCAGCTTTTAAGGCTCTGGAAAAAATACCCGGTGTTAAATTACTTAAAGAAGGCTCTAAAAAGGTATTTGAAAAGGTACTTAAACCTGCTGCAAAGATAGTCGGTACGGTGGTTGAGGGTACTGCTAAGGCAACCGGCACTGTGGTTAGGGGTGCTGCTAAGGCAACCGGCATTGCAGTTAGGGGTGCTGCTAGGTTAGGTGGTAAACTAACAAAAGCTATAACAGGTAAAATTGGTTCAGCTGTAGGTAGTTTTTTTAAAGGTGGGTCAAGTAATATAGGTAAAGTTTTTAGATCTATACCTCTTGTCGCGCCAGCAATAGAAGGTCTTTTTGCTGGTAAAGATATACTAGAATTTAAATCAGAGTATGATAGCAAGGCCATATCTCTCGATGATTTGAGACTGAAAGCAGGTAAGCGGGTTGTTGAAGCTATTACTGCTCTTGGTGGAGCCGCTCTTGGTGGAGCTGCTCTCTCGTTTATACCTGGTATCGGTACAATAGCAGGAGCTGTCGCAGGTGATTTTGCAGGCAGATATTTAGGTGAATTACTAGTTGAGAAAATGGTATCGCCTAACTTAATAAAGAAATTTGGCGCGTATATTACAGGTACCCAAGAACTTCAAGATTTTATAGTTAAAGGTAACAAGGTTTACCCATTTAATAATAAGGATGAGTTACTTGGCATGAAGACTGGTGGTGCTATTGATAACTTAATAAATTCTAAGTCAGAAAATATTGCACCTATGAGTGTTGTAGAACATAATAAGTTTGCTAAGTTAGCATTAGAAGAGCAAATAAAACGTCAAGGTACAATGATTGAATTACTTACACAACTTGTACGTAAACCTAGTGGTAACACTGTTATAAATAATCCAAGTAGAGGTACTAATACATCTCCAAGCAACTTCAGAGATAATTTCACCTCACAAACCCTTGTAACTAACTAATTTATATGGCAAACGCACTTTACGCTGAGACACAAAATATAAAAAATGCTGATTTGGTTTTTGGTAGTGATAATACTAATGGTAATATTCAATTAGTACCTAAGCAAAAGATTATTGATGTTCGTAGTGATTTTGTGTGGTCAATTACACCGAAGCGAGGTGTAATACAAAATATACCAGCTATGTACCTTGTTGAAAGATCTCAACAAGCTAACTCACTTGTTTCGTCAGCATTATATTATATCACTACATTTTTAAATAAGACGGGGATAGAAGGTACTGAAAGTATGCTGAAAGGAACGTCGGATAAAATCTTAACATCTATAGTTAGTATTCTTAATAGCTCGTTAGGCCGTTTTTTGGGGGCGACGGGAACAGCTACTAGTAGCTTTGAAACTACTATTAAAGAGCTACAACAAAAGATTGAAAAGTTAATCGATAACAAAGAAGATACAGCTTTACTTAGTACTGATACACTTAAATCGTATATAGGTATCTATCTCACAAAAAAGACAGGCTTTCATTATGTACTACCTTATTTTGGTAATAATTATTCTATAACAAGTAGCTGGGCACAACAAGCTCAAAATGAAACAGGAATCGCTAAGGGGTTCAATACAATGATGAATGCAGTTGCCGAGACAGCAGGTACGCTAAATATACTTCAACCCGGTACTTTTATTGAGAAGCCAAAATATTTCCAGTATCCAGCAGAAGGTGAGAGTGTAAATGTATCATTTCCTCTTCTTAATACATATAACCCATCTAGTAATACCTTACCGTATCAGCAAAATTATGAACTGCTTTGGATTTTAGCATATCAAAATAAGCCTTACAGAACATCGTTTTCAAGAATAATTCCACCAAAAATTTACACACTAACAGTGCCTGGTATAAAATATATGCCGTATTGTTATATTAGTAATCTGTCAATTGGTTTCCAAGGCACACAAAGAAATCTTGAAGTAGTTTTACCTACAGGTCAGCAAATTATTACACCAATACCAGAAGCTTATGAAGTAAGTATAACATTTACAAGTCTATTGGCTGATATTGGTAACATGATGGCATCAAAAGATTTCGGATTTAAAATTAACACAAGCTTTAGATGATTACTGGCACCCTACAAAAAGATATACCTAGTCTACCTAATTTAGATATTTCAAGATATGAAAATATCTTTAAATTGTATATTGTTGAGAAAGGATCTAAGGATTCTTATTATTATTATAATATCCTTAATAAGGTAACAATACCTGATAATATTGAACAGAGCTTGTTAGGTACAATATCTTTAAATAAGAAATTACCATGGACTACGTTTTCATATCAGTTATATGGTACCATTCAACTATGGTGGTTGATATTGCTTGTTAATAAGCCAAAAAATATTTTTTACGCTGAACCTGGTAAGCAATATAAGTATTTTTTACCAGAAAATGTTGATGCAATTCTTACTAATATATTAAATCAAGTAAATAGATGAGTAAGACTGCTAATATTAATAATAGTATTTATGAGTTTGAGCTTGCTCTAGTAAATACTAAGTCTGGTGAGGAGATTTATCTACCTATACCTAAAGGAGCTATTGAATATCTCGAAATTGAGGATAACATAGCTAATTTTGGTCTTATAGGTAAGTGTAGTATAGCTAATTTCTACAATATACTCCAACAGTTAAAGGTAATGGATGTAAATGGTATGAACTGTATGTATATTAGTATTAAAAATGCTGATTTTGCTAAACTTAATAACGATTCAAAGGTAAGTATAGACTTTTTATCAATGATAACAAGAAATGCAGAAACATCAACTAATATTATTGATAAATCTATAAATTTTGAGTTTGAGGATTACTTTATAGCTCGTACAAAAGTAGAATCTAGTTTTGGTGTTACTTTAAAACATGGTAATACTAATACACCTGGTCAACTTATATACGACCTTTTTAAATTGTGTAATAAAGAATCGGTCTCAGATTTAAGCAAAGAAACAGAGGATTTTAAGGATAATTTATTTATATTAGCCGGTCAAGCATCGCAAACTATTTCTATAAGTAACCTTTACGATGGTAATAAAGTCAAATCTATCTTTGACCTAATAAGTGAGTTATATAAGTATTGCTCTTATACAGGCCACGGACCAGCTATAATATCTACTACTAATATAAAGGAAGAGGTAGGGGGAGGCGAGATTGTTAAACGAAAGATTACACTTCAACCGCTTTCAAACTATACATCGAAATTTTATGAGCTATACAGGGATGGCGTAGAGGATTTATCGAAATATGTAACAGAAGAATTTATTGTAGGTAATTCAGATTCTAATTCCGCCTTAAATACAAATTTTATTGACTCTTACAACATTATACGTGTAAATCAAGATGATGTACTTAGTAATAAATGGATAGATTATTTTATTTCCTCTAACTTAGGCGAAGATCTCACAAAGATAAAAACAAAAACTGTTCTCTATAGGGATGTCAGGTCGTATTTTTCGACATGGTTACTGAATGGGTTCCCTGCTAATTTACCTGAAAGAAGTTTTGATGAAAAAATTAATACTCAGGTGGTTCTTAAAAAAATATTAGAACCTTCTGATACTTTAACCACAACATATATTGAAAACACACTTGTTAAAAGCTTTATTTACGATAATACAGCTATTACCTTTACAGTGCAGGGTAATACTTATAGAGAAGCAGGTAAATTTATTAGAATAAAATCAAAAGCAAACAATACTACCATAGATACTGATAATAAAGAAGAAATCGATGGTTATTGGTTTATATTAAATGTTAAGCATATCTTTAAAGGTGATTTTTATACAAATGAATATGTGTGTGTAAAGCTACATGCTGGTAATGCTAATCCTAAAACCATGGTAGATAAAATGGCTCCAAATGAAGCACGCTCTACCTTATTGCGCCCTCTTGATACTCCAACACCTACTCCAACACCTACTCCAACACCTACTCCAACACCTACTGAAAATAATATAATCTATCCTAATACTCCAACACCACCTGTAACATAACTCAATAAATTTTTAATACATAAATAGATATACAGGTATGATAATATACTCACACAACTTACACGAAAAGCTTTTCGGTTATGCAATTTCTCGAGAGTTTATTAAATATCAATCACCTTTTTGTGATCTGCTAGATGACTCTGCTAACCCGTCCGACAGAGCATCTAGTCTAGATAACCCTAGACTTGCTCTAGATTTTGATTTAGCTATTAGCTTTAATCAAGCAATAAATGGTAATGCTATAGCACGAGAGCACTTTACTAATACCTTAATATTGTGTAGTACAGACTTAGATGTAACTTCTCTTGAATTTTATAAAAGTAAAATGGAAGTATATCCTGTATTCATTCCTGAAATAAGACGTATTAATTATACCTTTCAGAATTTGAATCGTTTACGAGGTGGTGCTATACCGGGTGCTAATGGTCAATCAAGTGCTACTGGTAAGTTTATCGATAGTTTAAAAAATGCTGTTAAAGATTGCCTTAACTCACCGTGTAATTTATTTGCCCCTGTATCTAATTCAGTTGGTAAACTAGCACAAGGCGCACTATTCGCTACTGAGGGTACTACACTACCTGTCGGTGCTCTTAGGAATAGTACTTCTACTTTTACAGGTGGTATAGACTCTACTATTTTTAATAAAATTCCAGTGATATTTCAACAAGGTATTACCAATCTTAAGTTAATAGGTAAAAATGCGTGGTCAGAATCTCTAACAATGCTCGTGCAAGATGACTTACCTACACTTATTGCAAAGGCACAGAGTGGTAGCTCCTTAAGAGCAAATACAGCTGGTTATAGGTATACACCCGATATAAAATCATACCTCGATTTAAGTGAGGTAGCTTCCTCATTATTAGGTAATATTGCAGCTGACATGGGTGATTGCTTTAGACGGTATCAACAATCGGTTAGATATAATCCATACGACCCACAACAGAATCAATCGTCAGTATCTAAAGGACCTATACCTAACCAAGCAAACGGTAAAATATACTACCATACCAGTTTTGGACAAGTTGTAGATGGTAATAACGGTGGTGATCAACAGTCTAACCTTTCTGTGCAAGGTAGTGGTAATAGACAAACACAGACGCCAACTGCTAATTCTTTTGTTACCCCTATATTTGACTTTAGATCACCAGGTCAGGGTGGAGATGGTGAGTTAACTGTTTATACGGCGTTATTAGAAAATAATAGATTTACAACTGATACGACAACAGATAGCAATACTGAGGTAGGTAAATCCGCTTTTACAAAAAATGTACCTTACATACCACCAAACTCATATAATGCCTATAAGCGACTAATAAATGAAGGAAAGACAAATAACACCAATCTTAGTAAGTTAGATAAGGGTAAAATAAATAATGGTTTTGCTATGAATCTAGACAGTCTAGCTAGATTGCTTGGTAATGGATTTGATAAAGCAGCTATACGGCAAATAATAGATGGCAATCAAAGTGATAAATGGATTTATGCTGAAATAACACCTAGCGTGGGTGCTAAGCAGATTGTACAGCTTATAGATACAAATACTGCTGTAGGTTCTAAAACAGCTATTGATTTAACACTGTATGCTTGGAATAAGGTATTTCCACAAGCTGCGATACCAACAAAGCAGCAAATACAAAAGGGACCACTGGTAATGTCTGCTGATGGAGCAGCTATTGAATTTTACACATACAATAGCGCACCTGATGTGTCTGCTAAAGTTAGATTTATAGTTGGTAAAGTAAGCGATACGAATGAATTGACATTGGTATCTGTACGATCAAAAACCGGTGTAACAGCTAAAGTAAATGTGCTGTATCAGAGTAATTTTCAAGGACTTATTGATGATCTAGATGCAATAGGATATATAATTAAAGACATGGGTGGTTATAATGTAAGAAGTATTGCAAATTCAGCCGTATCTAGTTTTCATTCATACGGTGCTGCATTAGACATTAACGCTGATCAGAATCCATATGGGTCAACACTTATAACAGATATGCCGAGTAATATAAAAGAAATAGCTAGTAAACATTGCTTAGGCTGGGGTGGTAGTTGGAAGAGCGTTAAAGATGCAATGCATTTCTCTGCAGCAAAATCAGAAGGTGGTTGTTTTAATATATCGCGCTCTTAAACGTCTATAGGTCTATCGGCTTTATCAGCCTTACCCATTAGCTCTTGCATTACCTCTTTACGAGATAATAGATGTGTAATATTATCCTGTGTATTAATCTTTTCCCGCGAATCAAGATCCATCTGCTTAACATCCTTTGTTGTCTTATTTTTCTCAAGAGAGATATAAATCTTATTAAGTGACTCCATGCTTGCAGATGAAGCTTTAAGCAATTCAGCAAAAGCAGCTACATCCTTTGCATCTGGCGCAGAGGAAATATACGTCTGAACATCATCGATAATATCTAAAGACTTCATTATAAGCTTACCAGAGTTTCTAATAATAAACTCTTCTAACTTTTCCTTTGTAAGTTCATCTTGAGGCTCTCTTTTACTTAACTGCACTGTACCTTTTAACTGTGAGATTATATCACACACAGTACTATCTAGATCTTCTTCCATTAATACATATTTAATCTTGATTTCAGATTAGCAATGATTATAATCATAGTATGAATGATGTTATCTTACGTTTTAAACGTGTACACCAAAATGCCAAGCTACCTACTAAGAATAATGCTTCCGACACGGGATACGACGTATCTGCAGTGGAAAACAAAGTAATTCCAGCCCGTGGTAGCGCTGTTGTCGATGTTGGTCTTGATTTTGCATATATTACTCCTGATTACTGGGTAAAGGTTGAGGGACGATCTGGACTTGGCTTTAAGCATGGCATCTCCCCGCACCCTGGTATCATTGATAATGGTTATAGAGGCAATGCTGGTGTTAAGCTTTATAACAACACAGACACTGATTATATTATTCAAGATGGTGATCGTATCGCACAATTTGTAGTATATAAGAACTACAATGTTAGTATTGAAGAGGGTGAAGTAGAGACTACTATTAGAGGTGATAAGGGGTTTGGCTCATCTGGTAACTAATTATGATTGATTTCAAGAATATATGGACAGAGCGGTATAGGCCGTTGAAGCTCAACGACTTAATTCTATCAGATCGAACGCGTGAGATCGTACAAGGGTATGAGAGTGAAATTCCTAATTTACTATTTGTAGGTACACCCGGGACTGGTAAGACAACTCTTGCTCGTATTATTGTGCATGATATACTAAAGTGCGACTTTTTATATATTAATGCCTCTGATGAGTCTGGGATAGATACTATCCGGCATAAGGTAACTAACTTCTCTCAGACTAAGTCATTTGATGGTAAGGTTAAGGTAGTTATTCTTGACGAGTGCGATGGTTTAACTGCTCAAGCGCAAGCAGCTCTACGTAATACTATGGAGTCGTTTGCTAAGTATACGCGCTTTATACTTACAGCTAATCATAAGCATAAGATCATTCCTGCTCTTCAGTCAAGGTGCCAGTCTCTCGATATTAAACCTACTATCGAAGATGCTGTTAAAAGATGCTATAATATTCTTAAGCTTGAAGGTATTGAAGTTGATGATCTACAAAAGAAGAAATTTGTTGAGCTTGTAAAGGCTAATTTTCCTGATCTTCGTAAGACTATTAATGAGATTCAAAAGAACTGCATTAACAGTGTATTATGTATTACTAATATTAGTGTTGATACAGAGCTGCTCGATAACATCTTTAACGGTATTAAGAATAAAGATACTATGTCATTACGTAAGTATCTTATCGAGAATGAAGATAGGTTTTATAACGACTATGATAGCTTACTTCGTAGCTTTCTCAACTATATCTATACTGCTTCTGTAGTAGATAGTAAAAAGAAAGAGATGATCGCGGTAATCGCAGATCATCTCTATAAGTCAGTTTTTGTTCTTGACAAGGAAATTAACGCTTTTGCTTGTTGGATTACACTAGAAAAAGCAACTTAATTATAGTGTAGGAAATATAGGCATCGGATTAAATCCAAGCTTTTGAATAATAACAGCAATAACAATACCACCTACTATCGAACCCGGACCTGAGCTAAGTGTACTTCCTAGAAAATCGAGAGACTTTATTATAACAGCGCGCTGAATTTTCTTATTTGTACCTACTAATTCCTTCTCTAGCTGCTTGATAGCATTTCTATTAATTTGAAATACCATTTTTTTGTACTGAGCTGGATTAATTTGTTTTAGTCCTTCTATTTTACTAATCTCGTCTTGTACTTCAGCAGGAAGCATACTTACAATAGATTGTGTATCAACCTGCAATTCTTTACCAATACGCTTTGCGAGTAACATTATAAGCTTACCTAGAACATAGGTAGCTAAAGCTCCTGCAGCGCCTGATTGTAAGACGGTTATAATAAATTGACTTAAGTTATCAATATATTGCGGTAAAGCTACATTCACATATTGCGTTAATTTCTCAGGTAATTTGGATATATCTGATAATGTTTGGTTAGTATTTGTAACTGCAGATGTTGCGGTATCATAAGCTTGAGTTACATGTTGGCGTAGTGTATCTAAGAGACTTTCATTTACTAAATGTTCATTATATAATTTATCAAGGTCGTAATTTAACTGTTTTTCAAGCAGTAAATTATTGTATGTTTCTGAAATTAACTGCTGATCACTTCTTAATGTGAGCATATTATAAATATTGGTGGGTGTATGAAGCTACCGCTGGTGAAGGTGTTGCAGACTTAACAGGTAAGGCAGTGTTGGTAGTTGGAAGAGATAGGTTAGTATCTGACAATTTGCCATCACCCTTATCTGTTTTGTTAGCAATATTATCACTCTTATCGAGTTCTTTTGGCTTAATGTTAACTCTATCTTTACGCCGCATCGCGTCAGGAATAGGTAGCAGATTAGGGTAGTGTGACTCTGGTTGACCGAGACTAGGCGAAACTGTTACATAGTGTGAATATCTACCACCTCCGTTATCAAGAGCTAGTGATAATTGAACACTGCTTGCATCTGAAGTTTGAGGATTACCAGGGTATCTTTGCCCATTAGTATCATTAATACCGACAACACGGACGTGTAAGCCTGTTGCAAGCATATCGTCAATTAAATCCTTTGTATTCTGTCCTAGAGCTTTATAAGCGTCAGTGGATTTAAACTTACCGTCAAACTTAAAAACGTCACCAACAAGGAATCCTCCTCTTTCAAATCGTCTCATATAGTCTTCGACGAGCATTAGATACTTTTTTGCCATACATTTATTTATGGCTCTATTAAATATTTACAGGAAATTTATCACTTTAGTTTGTGAAGTGCTTAATAATTAAAAAAACCAATACAGTAACATGGCAATTAAATTAAACATTGTAAAACCGACGTCGCAGGTAGAAACCGCTCTACGTGATGGCTATTTATATAAAGATATAGGTTTTGATCTTGTTAATAGGTATACAGATAATGTTGAGCTTTATAAGAATAATGAGAATACGGATCTAAAGCCAATTTATGATGCAAATGCAGTTTTAAATTCTATTAAAAATATTTTAACAACATCACCAGGAGAGAAGTTACTTAACCCTCTTTTTGGAGTAGATCTAAGAGATTATCTTTTTGAGACAGTTTCAGAAACACGTGCCTTTTTTCTTGGTACAGACTTATATAATGGTCTTACAGAACAAGAACCTCGCATTACTATAGACCGTGTTGATGTTGTTGCAGCTATAGAAGAGCAGCTATACGATATTGATTTAAACATATCAATACCATCTCTCAATATTAACGGTATAACATTACGGGGTATACTAAATAATGATGGATACACCTTCGTATGAGTATTAAAAATTTTGCAGAATTTAATCTTCCTTCAAACGCTTATGCAACTTTTGAGGCTGATACCCTCAAGAGTTTAATTATAAGTAGATTAAATGAGAGTGAGGTATTTAGAGATCAAAACTTTGAAGGCTCTAATATAAATGCATTTATTGATATTGTCGCATACATGTATCATGTGCTTATTTTCTACCTAAACACGACTGCATCTGAAAGTAATTTTAGTACTGTGTCTTTATATGAAAATATAAATAAACTTGTTTCACTTCTTAACTATAAACCCCTAGGTAGTCAGACTGCTTTAGTTACTGTTACTATAACTGCTACTAATAACATAATACCTGGTGCTTACACACTACAACGATTTTCCTTTATTAACGCTAACGGCATCAAGTACTCAACTATAAAAGATATTTCTTTTGAAAAAACTAACGATAGCGTGGAGGTACTTGCTGTTGATAATAATATGTTAATGCAGGGTACTGTTATTGAAGGTCCTAGTTATTTTGGAACAGGTGAAAATTTTGAAACTATCTTGCTGATAAACTCCGTACAAGATAACAACTTAGGGTTTATTGCAGATAATAGCTTCTCTGTATTCGTAAAAAGCTCTTTTAATGACAACTGGTATGAATGGTTGGAGACATCTTCTTTATATCTTGAACAAGCCGATTCAGAGCGGTACGAGAAACGCTTAAACGAAAACGGTAATTATGAATTTAAGTTTGGTAATAATATTACCGGCAAATCTCTTAAAGCAGGTGAAGAAGTTAAAATCTTCTATGTTCAGTCAGATGGTATATCAGGCGAAATAGGATCGAATGCACTTAATCTATACAGATTCAATCTTTATAATTCTACTGCTTTTTCGGAAATAGCGCAAGATATATACATCAACCAGGAAGATCTGATTACACCTGCAGCACTTCCATTTTTATTACCCAGTAACATAAATGGCTCATCAACTGTAGCTGATGCCGAAACTGTAGAGCAGATTAAGCAGAACGTCCCAAAAATGTTTCTAACGCAGGGCAGATTAGTAACAGGTAGTGATTATCGTATTTTTATTGAAAAGAATTTTAACAATATTGTTAGGTCGGTAAGAATATTATCTAATGATGAGTATGCTGCTGGCTTTTTAAAGTACTTTTACAACTTAGGTATTAATAAATCGAATGATGATTGTAGAGTTCTACTCAATCAAGTTACATTTGCACCTTCAACTAATTTTAATAATGTTTACATATTTACTGTACCGAAAATATCTCCAACGCTTAATGAACAGGTACCGAACTTTTTAAATGTTTCTCAAAAGCAGCTCATTATTAATGAGTGTAATATAATAAAAGATATTACACACTCTGTTGTATCAATGGATCCTATCTTTAAAGCATTTAATATAGGATTACAGCTTAAGGATGAGTTAGAAAGCGTATCCTTAAGAGATAACACTTACCTTGTAATTAAGCGGGATGTTAATATAAACATTAATAGCTCTACCTTAAAATCACGAGTATCTTATGTTATAAAGAATTACTTCGACAAAGTTCAATTAGGTGACTTAATTAATATATCTACAATTACTAATGATATATTGAATATAGAAGGTATTAAGTCTATAGCAACAAGACGTATTGATACAGGGTACGAGATACCAGGTATTAGCTATATTGTATGGAATCCAGCGTACGAGCAAGATGATATAACATTTACAACGCAAAATTATAAGTTAGAAAATTTTATGTTTGCTTACTTTTACGAAGTATCTAAGCTTACTGCAAAAATAATTGTTGAAAATGATGAATAATATAGTATACAATTATTTTGATACATATAACTATACCGGGACCTTAGCTACTAGTAGTTACTCGTTACCGTTTGCTGAATTTACTTTTGTTCCACGGCTAAATGATGCTATGGCGTCACAAGTTTTAAATAGTAGAGTTATCTGGAACTTGGGTGATGGTACTATAATTGAATCACTTACAGCTAAGTATGCTTATAAGATACCAGGAAATTATAAAGTATCCTATAGTTTGTTTAACGACTCTGGTGCAAGCCTTTCAAATATCTTCTACCAGATAGTAGATGTATATGATTTTATTCCCTGCAATATTAATATTAGTGTAGCAGATACAAACAACTTTGTATTAACAGCAAGTAGAATTAATTCCAGTATATATATTACAAATAGTCTCTCTTACCATGTACTATCTAGTATAACAGATAATAAGACTATTGTACCTTTTTGTTCTGGTTGTAATGATAATTATTTTTATACCGGTCTTGATAGTAAGCCATACGGGCACCTATATCCTTCCTCTTCCTTTTACCAGCTTAAAATAAGTGATAACAATACAGCAGAGTTTATTGAGATACCTGAATTTAAAACAATAACTACACCCCTGTATTGTAAGCTGTCTTCTAATAAAATAGTACTTACAAGCAATACAGATACAGCTGCTTTCTTTTGTGGGTTAACAGGTTACAACACTATATACTTCAAGTCTGATACACCTACTAATCGATTAAATTTATTATTTGGCTATAAGTCTGGTGAGCTAAAAGATTATAATAATACAAGTACAGTAGGGTTGTGCGCTAAAGTTGTTCCAAATACTGGTTTTGATCGTATTGCCATTAACTCAAACGGTGTAACAAGTGAAGGTAATACTACAGATGTTTTCCCAATAGCTAGAAACAAATTTTCTAATACAAAAATTGGCTTTGTGGCTAAGATAAAAGACTCTTTAAATTTTACTAATAAAACAGCAGGTATAGGGTTTGCTCCTCAGACTCTAACGACTATATTTTCTTCAATCTTAATTACACAAGACTACTATGAGATAACAACACAGATACCACTTAAACTTGTTTTAACAAATGGTACTACAACCTTTAGTAATGTTGCTTTTTATACTAACTATAAGGAGTTAGAATCTCTACAGTATGGGTTTGTAAAAGGATATTTTATAGCGGATCTGCCGCTTACAACAAATGTTTTTATATCTGCTGTATATACAGATCAAAGCAACAATAATAGAAACATAACTGGTATATCAAATTTGTTTAATATTTATCCTAAAGATTATTACAATATAGCTAAGAAGGGTGAGGATATTGATATGACACAACAGTTTAAGGATATAGCGATTCAGCCATTATTTTTAGATAATAATGTCTTATTCGATGATTTTCTTGGTAGCATGGTTGGCAATCTTTCTTCTAATATAGGATCTACACTAGGTAAGAGAACATACGAAAAAATACAAAACTTCGTAGATAACACTAGTACACTCGATTATGCTAATATTCAAGGTGTAGCGGGTATGGCTCAATTTACAGGTAATACAAATGTGCAGTTTGATAAGTCAAACTATCTATACCCAACAGAAATGGGTAGGCTTATAGATTTACTTTCTATTAACTTTAATCGATTACGTGGTGCATCTGATAATTTTAACCAGGATTTTAAAACGTTTGGTTATCAAGATCGTGAGACATATGGTAAGAATTTAGGTCCAGAAGTATCTACACTAAGCTATACGATAACAGCAGGAAAAAACTTAGTAGCTTTTGAAAGATCTAGTGGTAAATTTACCATTCTAAATACTTCTATACCTCTTCGTGCATCTGATATAGATGTCTTCACACAAGATAATTCTGTGTGTTATGTACTCAGCAGTTATAACAATACATGGGGTTGGGGATTAGTTCTACCCGCAGATTATAGTGTTAATGACATCATAAATAGTTATTTTTTTTATGAGCATGTAGAGTTCATGACTGATGTAAAACAGAACAGTGTTATAAACTATGATGATATAACTAGCTCACTTAACACAAGTCTTACTTCCTATACAGAGTGGTCAGAGCCAGAGGGCATTATTTCTAACATACTTTCCAATCAATTATATATCGGGTTGAATCTATTTAACTAAATAAATATAATTGATGATCAGTAAAATTACGTTTAGTACTAGTGTAGTAAAGAATTCTATTACAAATAGTACTGCTACTGTAACAAATGACAACACACAACCGTTTTCTTTCTTAGAGTTTATAAAACACACTAACGTGGATTATACCCCTGAAGAGTATAATAATTTTTACCTTAATTATTTAAAAGAGTGGGCTAACTTTACTAACACAAAGAGCGCTAATAGCAAAGTTAACTTTGTAGAGCTATATGTTGCGTTTTTAAAGGATATAATTGTAACTTATTCTACGCAAAGCGAATTAAGGTTTCTTTCTACTTTAGATTATACAGATCCTGTCGACTTAGATATTGTTATACCAATTTTTGTTGAGAAAATAAGACAGGTTATTATCTTCTATAAGGAGAAGCGTGATGAATCAAAATATATAATAGATAAGACAAAGATTAAAGGTAGTGCTAATTCTATTGAAAAGGCTATCTTTGAAAGAATATATAGCTATATATTTTCTACTGAGCAACAACCTCAATACACACTCTTTAACTTATCTCTACCTACTATCGCATCAGAGATGCAAATTAACATAGAAGAGTTTGTCGATGTTTATGGAAATTATTTTGATATACCTCAAACAACTACCAATACAGATACCATACGAGATCAGCTATATCAGTCTAACATTAATAAGATAGACATTGCTAATTACTTCAATATAGTTAGCCCTGCTGATGTATTTAAATCTCAATTCTTCTTATTAGAGATACCGTTAGCTGTTAACTACTCTGTCACGGTTGATCTTATTTGTGATCCAACCAACCCGATACTTCTACTAGATAATAATATAGCAAATATATGTGGACTATCACAAACTGAACGCGACGTTCTTAAGAAGGGATTGATTAGTAAGTATATTGGTGTAGATCTCTACTATACTAGCACTCTGAATAATACTCTTTGCTCCGGTAAATTTATAACAGCGCAAAATCCTTCAGCTAACATTGCAAACCTACAATCTGCTAATACAGCGACTGTACAATCAAACGAAATTAAATTATTACGTGACTTAGGTCTATTTTTCAAGCCAGATACACACGGCATATTTCAATTAAATAGTAATAATTATACATATAGTGTAGATAACACAAAATTATTACCTAATAGTGTATACATTTACCCGGATCCTAATGTGTATGGTAATGTATCTATTAACAAGCAAAGCAATTACCCTGTAGTATTTGTACACGATTACACTCAGGATATTAAGAATATCTCTTCAGGGTTTGCTACTGGGGACCCTATAGTTAGTAATTACGAACAGACTGTATCACCTTACTTTACAAGAGAACAGAACACACTAAAGACTTTAGTTAACGATGATAGTCTTAATCTTAACTTTAGTGACTTATATAACAAAGGATATATTACCAAAGTACAATATGATATTTACGGTAATGAGTATGCATTATTTAAAGATGAATATGGTCACACGTTTAAAACTATAGAAGATCTTTCAAGCCTAAGCTACATTCTTGATTTAACACTTGATGGTCATGTCTTTTTCGATCCCTATGAAGGTAGTAATTTTGACTATACAAAAACAGGTACTATAGGTGGTTCTACTCGCTCCGGTATATCAGCAAACACAGTACCCAACGCACGCGTACCTGACTTTACATTTCCTACAAGGCCGTATACACTATTCTTTAGAGAATTTACACCGTATACAGAAGCTATAGTAGCTAACCGTAACGTAATATTTCAGCTTAGAGATGCTGGTGAGTTTAAATTTATAGATAATACCTTTTTGCCAGACACTCTCTCTGGCGCTGACAGTAGCACATACCCACAACAGCTACCGTATTACTATCCCATACTAGTAGATGGAGGTGTTTCTAGTTTAACCCCAGTGCGACGCGCTTATATAAACAACGGTGTAAGCAATGCGAATTTTACTTTAGATGTAAAGACAGGTTATACTAATTTAAATGTAGAGGAGTATGATTGTGGTTCTTTCTTAGACACTGGTGATATTACTATCACGAATAATTTTAATTATACAGATAATACTAGTTATTTTGATAATACTGATACAAATAGCTCAACAATAGTGAGTAGTATAAAGGGTGATGATGAACTTAAAACCCAAGCATATAAACGAAAGCTAAATGGTCAGCTATATGTTAAAAATCAACGATATTCAACATCCCTACCAATTTCTGCTGCGCTTGGTGTTGTATTTAACAAGTATAAAGATGATATAACAAGTCAGATTTATAGTAAGATTCGTGATTTTGATATAGTGTATGATACCGTTATATGTGAAACAGATAGCTATCTTGTACTTGATAAGCTATTGTACACGGAAGAAGGATTTATAAAACCTAACACAAAAAATACTTACTTTACAAGAAATTCTGCTAGTTCTATAAATAAATTTTCAAATAGATTTTTTAATGAGCAAGATAAGACTATTACTTTTTGTGTGATAGATCAGGCTTCTGAAGACTTGGCTCTAGTTCTTAATACAGAGAGTGGAGTAGATTTAATTGGTAGTATAAAGGGTGATGATGATGATATTGAAATTCAGGGTCAAGTACAGAGTTTATCCGGTTCTAACTATAAAGTTTTACTACCTTCTATATACCAATACAATACGTTATATAATACAACAACACGTGTATTTCCTAGAATAGAAGAAGATACGGCTGTATCAATTAGTGTTTTTAGTTTTAGAGATATATTTACACCTGAATTTGATATAAATATCATCAAAGTAGATAAGCCTATTATTGCTTTTAATTCCTTTAATAGTATATATAAGCTGACATATACGTGTACGGATAATAATAATATGGTCTATATATATGATATAGGATTTAGTATTAAAAACAATATTGCTATACTACACGACTCTAAACTTTATAAACAGGATAAAATTATTAATACAACAAACTTTTACGAATTATCAGGAGCATATCCTTCTACAGCATACGCTGATATTAATGTAATAGACGGAACCACAATACGCGATAACGGTACTATAATTTTATGAAAACTATTAATGTAGATTATGGCTCCCTTTCAGCAGCTACAAAAACTATTATTCAGCCCGCTATAATAGTTAAGGGTCAAAGTGTTGTAAATTATAATTTGTATGAGATTAATGAATCAGTTAATAGCGTGCTATTTTTAGATATTAATTGGGGTGACGGTAGTAGTAATCTTAATTTACGTAAAAATGCTTTTTTTGATTACCGTACACAATCAATTTACAATGAAGTAATATATGGTAAGGTTGGAGGCTCTATCTGTACAGCATACCCACATATATACAATAACAATACGACCTCATACGGTGTATTATTAACCTCAACCTTTATCTTCTATTATGATAGCGGCGATGTTACTACCATACACCAACCTGTAAATGTTTACTGGGGATCATTCTACGATAATATTACTGAGCTTGTTGCTATTAATACTCAAATTCAGCCCATTTCAACTAATAAAACGTTTGTTAACTTTGAATCAAAGCAAGATATACAGATAATACCGTCATTATTAGATGCAACAACTAAGGAAGTAGCACGTGTGTTTACACCAACTTATACTATACCAGTCTATACTCCACCATATTTACCCGATCCAACTGTTGAGCTGTCACTTGATAACACAACAATTACAACTGGAACTTCAGCAACCCTTACATGGTCGATAGAAGATGCAGTGAGCGTAGAGATAACTCCTAATGTTGGTAGTTTTCCTCTATCAGGTGGATCAGTAATTGTTTCTCCTACTGCGAATACAACATACACTATTAGAGCACTTAATAGTAATAGGCAAGAAACAATACAGTCTAGTATCTTACGTGTAGTAGCTGTACCACAATCTACTCTAGTACTTGCAAGTTCAGCAATTACAGCAGGAGGTTCAACAACCCTCACATGGTCTACGCAAGGTGCCGTTGATGTGGTAATAGAACCAGATATTGGTGTCTTTAATCCGTCGAGTGGATCAGTAAATGTTTCTCCAGCAGTAGATACAACCTATAGAATAACTACAACTAATGCTGCTGGTCGTCAAGTTGTAAGAGCTGTAGAATTAAAAGTAACTCCTGCTATCGTACGAGTAAGTGAGATAAAACAATTTGGAATTACATGGACTTTTGAAGGAGAGAATACTTCAGGGCAGTTTGCTAACGGTGATTGGTGGGTAGTGGGACCGGTAAAGATTATGAGTATTAGTCCTGAATATGAACAGATCAATGCTCCTGGTGATACATATTACCATATAAATGGTACAATGGTTAATCCAGATTATAATATAAGTGGAACCAATCAAACACCTATACAGGCTTGGGATGAACGTATTAATCTGAAACCTGGTTGCGAAGGCAGTTATAGACACAACTTGAACATTGCAGCTCGATTACCGTATACAGCAGTAGCAGGTGATTCAATAATGTCTGCAATGAGCTTTACAGGTACCGCATTGGGTGACGAACCGCAGATTGAGACTATCGCAATCCTAACCGTAGTATCAGAAGCACCAGCACCTTACAGCTTCAGACCTCCGTATATTCGTGGCGCAGATAAAACAGTTCGTTGGAATAAGAGTGGATTAAGATATGATCGTTTGAAGAAACTTACCAATGTTACATATACTCCTACCTTCACTGATATGGAGGCTAGGTTTGAAAGAGCTATCATTGTGCAGGGATCAAGCTACATAAGTAACTATCTGTTACCCAAAGCCCACGACTACCCTAATACTGGCTCATACATATCCTATAAGGTTTCGGAGGCAGCGCTTCTACTGAATCTAAATTACGAGAATGATGAAAAAGAAAAGCTTTTGATACGAATGGTACAGAGAGGAATTGATCTTTACGGTGTGTTGTCAGCTGGTGGAAGTTGGCAAGCGGATAAAGACTATCATATTGGTAAAAAGTTTCCTGTTCTATTAGCAGGGTGGATATTAGATGATGCTAACATCACCGCAAAGGCAAGAACGCAGAATTTCCAAGAAGATTCTCAGCACTTCTATGTCAGTCAAAGTGATATTGATCTTAATCCACAAAGGAATATACTATCAGCAGGATATACCTCACAAATGATAGGTATGCCTGAGTGGTCGTCAGTACATGATTCCACAGCAGGGTCCCAGTGGAATGCTCCATATCGTGGTATTAATGGATCTTCTCTGATTGGTAGTGTCTTAGCAACCCGTATTATGGGAGCTGAGTATGTGTGGAACAGTTCTGCGACTTTCAATTATTACGATCGATATTGGCAAGAAGTCATGGTGAAGGGTACTGCTTTAGTAGCAGGAGAGCCTGGTGTATTATCTCCTTTTGTAACCTCAATGTGGAAAGCATATGTTCCATATATTACACTATCATCTTCAATACCGGCATATATACAAGGAATACCAACAAACTCTGCTTGGCGGACTATAAATGTTACTACCGGCGACACATCAACTTTCACCTGGGGAATAAGTAATGCCGCAACTGCATCCTTTATATCTCAACCAGGTGAAACTACCAACTATGCAAATGCAACTATACCTACAGGCTCGACAACTGTTACAACAGATGCAACTACTATATATTCTATTAATGCACGAAATGTTAGTGGCATCACAAGTACTTCATCTATAACTTTATTAGAGATTCCGGCGTCGCAATCTACACTAACGCTAGATCCTCCGGTAATTTATAATGAAGTAGCTGAGCCGGCACCTACATCTGAGCCTGAACCAGTGCCGACGGGACCAGTGACACCCACAACACCCACAACACCCACAACACCCACAACACCCACAACACCCACAACACCCACAACACCCACAACACCCACAACACCCACAACACCTCCTCCGTATTCTTATTAATTCTTAGATATTTTACACATATAAGATGAATGATTGATAAATAATTATACAAATGGCATCGACTATTCATAACTATCGTTCCGGCATTTCGATGACACTAGCCGGCACTGCCGACGTCGACTATGCTGTTGAGACACTCTATCA